AACGTACTATTCACATGCAACAAAGATCGTTAATAATTCATTCGATAACCTTAATGGTTTGATCGGTGGCGGTTCTGGAACAGGAAACGCAAGTGCAACTAAAGTGTATTCATATGCTTCATATTGCCTCAATGCAAGTGGTGTATTAACAGCCATGTCTAATACCGATAACACTTATTTAGTTGATAAGTATGAAGTGCAAGAGGGAAAAGCATATGCAATAACAGGATGCGGCCTTGCTAATTATGCTGTCTGTTCGTTTATTGATAAAGATAATAACATTCTGAGTTATTATTCCTGTTCACAGTATCAAGGTAACTGGAGTGCGTGGTTTATCTGGAAAAATCAGATTGTTGTTGCCCCGAAAAATGCAATTTATCTGTATGTAGCGTTCAGAAATTCCGTTGTCACACAGGGCAAAGCGGAGATTGTTACTCCGTTAGGGTATCCCAAACGGTGGACAAACGTGAAATGGTCTTGCATGGGTGACAGTTTAACCGAATTAAACAACCGTGCGAATAAGCACTATTATAATTATATCTCCGATGAAACTGGTATTAATTTCGTGGTTCTGGGCAAGAGTGGCACAGGATACATGAAATCATACGGTAGTAATCTACCATTCAGCCAGAGAGTCGACACAATACCGACAGACAGCAATGTCATAACCATTTTCGGAAGTGGTAATGATGTCGGTCAGACACTTGGCAATGTTACCGACACAGGAACAAACACAATATGCGGATGTATCAATAACACCATTGATGGTATCAGATCGAGAATCACAGGGGCAAATCTTGGAATTATCACTCCCACACCGTGGGAAGCCTATCCACCTAGCACGGTGGACAATGCGATGGATTTATATGTAAATGCTCTTGTGGAAATCTGCCGCAGAAAAGGCGTTCCGTGTTTGGATTTGTATCATTGTTCAAATATGACACCGTGGAATGCAGACTTCAAAACAGCCTACTATTCGCATGACGATGGCAATGGTACGCATCCAGATGAAAACGGACAGAGATTGTTTGCGCCAAGAATCAAGGCGTTTCTGGAATCGTTGATTATGTAAGACAGTAAGGTTGCTTTACATCAATAAGATGCTGTCATGAAGGTCAAACTGAGGACTCTTGTCATAGTGTGGGTGCTACTTCTGGCACTCACGCTGTGGCTGTTCGTGGATTCACTGAGTGCAACTATCACAAGACCGTTGATACCTAAGTCGGAATTAAAATGGTCGAGTTATCACGCATACAAACTGTTAGCGGATGACGGTTTAATCAAAAGTAATGAAGTGCGTGATTTGATCGAATCCGTACAACAGAATAAAGTGTGGGCGAAGCGGACGGTTAAAAAGTTGAAACTGATGAAGTTATCACCCAAAAAGCGTGTTCTGCGGATTCTGCGGTACATTGCAAGGCTTTACACCTATGATATAAAGGTGCGGTTTGTAGAGGATGCAAGACGGCTGAAACGTGCAAACTGTGCGGCATACGCTGACACGATGTACATACTATGCAAGGCATCTAAAATTCCTGTCCGATACATAATCGGTTATGACGGTGCGGAGTGCCACGCATGGTGCAGAGTGAAGATAGGCAGAAAATGGTATTGGTCAGACCCTACACGGAATGACGGTCTGAACGGTTACGCACTGAGTCGCACACTCTGGACAACGTACCACAGAATTTTTGAAGAATGGTAAAGGGTGCTAGACTTGATTTGCAATAACGAATCCTATATAATGTAATTACATAACCGAAAGGAGTGATTCATTATGAAGGACAAGTTATTGCAGATACGAGTCGATGAAGATTTCCTTTCTAAAATCGAGTATCTGCGGAAAATCAACGGATTCCGAACCATAGCGGAAACCGTGCGGAAGATTGTGGAGAAAGAGTTTAGGAAGGAGACGCAGGATGAGTAACATTGATCGAATCAATAGGATGGTTGAATCATTTCTTGTGGAACACGATGATGTTGACATTAGCACATATGATGAAGGTATTACCGATACGATGCGGATTCAGATGCGCACGAAAAACGGTGGAAAAATCATAGAAAAAAGTATCGCATACAAAACGATGCTTAGTGCGTCAGGTTATTTTGCAGTTAGTCAGACACTTGAAGAAATGTATAAGGAGTTGCATTAAAGGGTGCTTTTCGTAACGTAGCACTGTACTGTAATGTGCAATAATGTACTATAATAATTTTGGAAATGAAATACTACGTCTACACCTGCCAGAGAACTGTTCACAGGGGATGCATGATGAAGCGATGACCAAAGATGCGTCGGAGGAGTCGAGATAACCGCATGGAGTGGAGATCATGCAAAACCGATCTTTGGATGTACTGGCATTTAAAAAGCACCTACGCATAGCGCAAGTGCCTTTCAACCAGAATCAATCTGGTTCTCTTGCAACCATTGTAAACCAGTTGCAAGTTATAAGCAAGTTAGTTGCAAGTTTGACATCTTTTAACCCATAACTTGGACAAAGTACCCACTTTTTGAATGGTGATTTGTTCAAGTTTAGGCACAAAAAAATAAAAACGGATTTCACGTTTTTAATTTTGAACACCCTGGGTGTGGGGTAGAATACCACCCACTTGTAAGCGGCGGCGTCTCATAATGAGGCGCCTGTTTTATTGAAGGAGGACAGACCAATGAACCCAACAATTACAGCATCGTTAATATCAGCATTCGCGGCCTTAATGGTCTGTATGATTAATAATCATTTCCAAAACAAAAAGAGCGAAAAAGCGCATCAGGATAATATAGTGCTTATAAGCTACAGGCTTGAGGAATTGGAAAAGAAGGTGGATAAGCACAACAGTTTGATCGAGCGCACGTATGAAATGGAGCGCAAAGTTGATGTGCTTGAGGAAAAGCAAAAAGTAGCTAACAACAGGATCGCAGATTTGGAGAAGGGAGCTTGAATGAAAAACGTATTTACAAAAGAATGGTTTAAGGCGGCGGCGATTCGTGCAATTAAGACTTGCGCCCAGACCGCGATTGCAACTATTGGAACGGCGGCAGTAATGGGAGAGGTCAACTGGGTGGCCGTGGGATCTGCTTCCGTACTGGCAGGAATTCTGTCTGTCCTGACTTCGCTTGCAGGACTGCCCGAAGTCGATGGGTAAGCAGGAATTTATTGAGTCCATCGCTTATTATGTGCAACAGTACGCGCCGAAGTATGATATACAGGTACATAGTCCGATCATAGCGCAGGCCATCTTGGAAAGCGGATGGGGTGAGTCGAAACTGGCTTATCAGTACCATAATTATTTCGGCCTTACGTGCGGCATTGGATGGACAGGCAAGAGCGTTAATATGGCCACTTGGGAGGAATATACTCCAGGCGTCAAGACGAACATAACGCAGAATTTCCGCGTATATGATTCAATGGCCGCGGGCGTAGAGGGATACTTTGTATTTATCCAGTATCCCCGCTATAAGAATCTAAAAGGCGTAACAGATCCGCGGGCATATGTCGAACGGATAAAAGCAGACGGGTACGCCACTGCTTCGAATTATGTTTCGGCTGTAATGAATTTAATTACAGGATATAACCTGGAGCAGTATGACAGGAAGACCGTTCCCGCGCCGTCTGAAGATCCCGCGCCTACCACTGAGCGGGCTTCTTATAATTTCACCGTTAAGGAAGTGCGAAAAGGCGATTCTGGAAAGAGTGTGGCATTGATGCAGAAATGTCTTCGGGGTCTGGGATACAACGGTAAAGACGGGCGCCTGGTAGTGGTCGATGCATCAGCGGGAACAAATACCATTTTCGCATTGAAGGAATTTCAGCGGAGAGCGGGGATCACCGTTGACGGCGTATGTGCTGAGAAATCGTGGCAGATTCTTCTGGATGTATGATATACTGAAGCAAAGGAGGGTTTGGCATGAAACCAGAAACAATTCCGTATATCGTACATGAAGATCAAATGGCACGGCAGGAGCGACACATAAAAAGGCTGTGGATTTTGTGCATCATAATTTTTGTTGCATTGATTGGAACCAATGCAGGATGGATTTACTATGAGAACCAATTTGAGGATATTGTAATCACTCAGGATGGCAAAGCTGACAATGACGGCAATGTGACTCTGAGCGGCGTAGGGTCAGGGAGCATTTATAATTATGGCGAGAGCGAGGCAGACAATCAGAGTCCGCAGACGGAAGACGGGCGGTAATTCGGGATACAGAAAGTGTAACATGTGCCGCGGGACAGGAAGAATCAAGGTGAAGAAATGAGAGATGATCTATCCAGGACACAGCTTGAAACGCTGATTGATGAATGGATATTCTCAGAACGTGACCGCGCAATCCTGAAACGCCGCATGTTGGACGGCATCTGTTTTGACCAGTTATCGGATGAATTTAATCTGTCAGTGAGGCAGACGAAAAACATTGTTTACAAGGCGAAGGAACGTCTTTTTAAGCATCTGTAAAATTGCATAAGGATTTCACTAAATTTGCACCTGTGGTTCATTCCACGGGTGCTTTTTTTATTGGATAATTTACTCATGGAGGGTTAAACATGTTCATGAAATATAATCCAAATCCAGAGGCATATAGGACAGATGACTGCACGATCCGAGCGCTGACAAAGGCATTTAACGTGAGTTGGGATGATGCGTATGACGCATTAGCAGAGCATGGCCGCGAATTGGGGGACATGATGCATAAAAACTGGGTATGGGGGGATTTGCTGATTGAAAAAGGCTACTCCAGATACACACTTCCGAACACTTGCCCAAGATGCTATACCGTTGCGGATTTCGCAAAAGATCACCCCGTAGGGACATACATTCTAGGAACTGGAGAACACGTTGTCGCAGTGGTTGACGGTGACTGGTACGACACATGGGATTCTGGCGATGAAGTCCCGATCATCTACTACTGGAGGAATAACGATGGCATATAATCCGTATTATCCGTATCCGTACCAGGCACAACAGCCGCAACAGAACAATGCTTTTATCTCTGCGCGGACAATAGAAGAAGCCTACAACTGGCCCGTGGCGCCTGGAAATTCCCTGACATTCAAAATTGAAAATTCGCCGTTTGTATGCACAAAGACAAAAGGTTTTTCCCCGTTGGAACAGCCAGTGTTTGAGCGCTACAGACTGGTTAAGGAAGAGGACGCGCCGCAGGCACAAGTCACGCCTGCTGTGACGCCCGCAGAGGCGCCTAATTACGATGACCAGATAAAACAGCTATGGGATGAAGTAAACGCTCTGAAAAGCAGAATGAAGTGGAGGAACAGACATGATAAACCCGCAGATGATAAATCAGGTGAAGCAATTTCTGAATAACCCACAGCAGATGATACAGCAGATGGGCATACCGAAGGAATTTCAAAATAACCCACAGGGTATGATCCAGAAGCTCATGAATGACGGGAGATTGTCACAGGCTCAATATAACCAACTTCAGCAGACGGCCCGTCAAATTCAATCTATGCTCAAATAATCGCGCGCACGATTTGAGGAACTATAAACCGACCGTCACAAGAGGGATGACGGCCGCTCACCGCTAATAGATAGCGGAGGAAGGAGTGAGTAATGGCACTCACAGATGAAGGTAACAATATGGTAATGCCTGTTTCCCCGATGTACGGGAACGGCGGTGGAATGGGATTCAGCGGCGATTGGTCATCCTGGATCATTCTGTTTCTGATCTTCGGCATGTTCGGAGGCGGTTGGGGTAATGGCTTCGGCGGCGGCTATGGCGGCGGCCTTGGGTATGATTTCCCGTGGCTTCTGAACGGTCAGAACGGCATCAACGCAAACACGAACAGCGGATTTGACCATCTGGCCACACAGAACATGCTTGGCGGCATCCAGGGCGCTGTAACATCTGGATTCGGCGATGTGCAGACTGCGCTTTGTGGAGGTTTTGCAGGCGTGAACGCGTCTATTAATGGCGCTCAGAATGCAGTTTCTCAGCAGTTGTACACAAATCAGATTTCCGATCTGGAAAGAAGTTTTGCGGCTCAGACAGCAAACACTCAGGGACTGAATGCGCTTCAAACTCAGCTTGCCCAGTGTTGCTGTGATAACCGTGCGGCCACAGCGGACCTGAAATACACAGTCGCAACAGAGGCATGTGCGGACAGAAACACCGTAACCCAGGCACTCGCAAGTGTAACGGCTCAGAACAATGCTAATACACAGCGGATTCTGGATCAGCTTTGCGCTGACAAACTGGAGCAGAAGAATGACATTATTTCTCAGCTTCGCTCCGAACTGATGTACGCAAGAGGACAGGCTTCACAGGACGTACAGACTGCGGCGATCCAGGCAGGACAGAGAGCGCTTGCAAATGAGGTTGAGCAGTATGTTCTTCCGACTCCCAGACCCGCATATATCGTATCCAACCCGAACTGCTGTCAGCAGACTTTCGGATGCGGATGCGGTGCGGCTTAATCAGGGGGGTGCGATATGGCGGCAGAATATTTAGCTAATGCAGTGCAGGAGATAGCGCTTAACGCGCCTGCGATTTTTACGGCTTCTATCCCTTGTCGAAAAGGATATGTCTATCACGAAGATGAGACTGGGATTTTTATTCTGCGCGGGATCACTAACCAGTGTTTTGCAACCTATCAGGTGACGTTTAATGGAAACATTGCGATACCTGAAGGCGGGACTGTGGCGCCCATTGCGGTTGCTATTGCCGTAAGCGGGGAGCCGAGACTTACAAGCAGAGCGATATACACGCCTGCGGCAGTTGGAGATTATGGAAACGTGACAAGCACGGCAATTATTAAGGTGCCGCGTGGATGTTGCTTCTCCGTATCAGTTGACGCGGTACCCGCTACGACTGATCCGACTGTCACACCCGCCCCGATAATTGAAATGCAAAACGCAAACCTGGTTATTGACCGTATCGCGTAAGGAAAGGAGGAAGTCATGCAGGCACTTTATGATTTAAAAGACACGCTGTGCAAAGAACTGGAAGAATACAGTGATGGCGATCTCAGTGCAGGAAAACTGGACATTATCGACAAACTGGCTCATGCAGTGAAGTCCCTGGAAACAATCATAGCAATGAATGAAGCAAGTGACTCAAGCGGCCGCTATGATGAAAGTGGACGGTATGACGGCAGTGGACGCTATGAGAGCGGCCGTTATCGTTATTCCAATGCCAGAGGCAGAGGACGCAATGCAAGGCGTGACAGCATGGGACGTTATGCAAGCCGCGGATCATATAATAACGGTTCATATGGCTCATATGATGATGGTATGGTCGATGAACTGAGAGAGATCATGGACGGCGTAACAGATGAACGCAAGCGCCAGGAATTCCAGAAATTCATTAATAAGTTTGAACAGATGTAAGGAGGTGGCCTCTTGTGATCGACAAAGAGAGTTTGCAGGAGGCCATTCGGGAATGTTTATCGGAACAAAACCCTAACGCCCGCACCTGTATAAAACTTGCGGCGTATTATATAATTCTCGACCACATGGAAAAAGACCCCCCAAACGATAATTCTTTTTCAAGCGGGAAGCAGGCCGATAGCGAATTTGCGCAAATGATAAGTGAACGATCCGTATCGGATATAATTCCTGTAATCGCTGATATGATGGATGATTTACAGATAGTGAATCCCCGAATGTATGAGAATATAATACGCAGACTTAAGGACTGAGGATAAAACCCCAGTCCTTTTGTCCTGTAGTATCATACATTTTCAAGATGGAGGCATTCACTTAGTACAGGACTAAGCTAAAAAAATTATATCATAGTTTCTGTCTTTATCAAATCTTATTTCCTTAATGATGGAGCGCCAGAAGAAACGGCGTTCCTCAGCGGAGAAGGTACCGTAGAGCGCTTCAAAGTCCGTAGACAACAAATCCTTAAGGGAATCCATATCGGGGCCTGTACGGGGCTTGTACGCAGTCAGAGCGGCAAGTTCTGATTCTATCTGTTCGCGGTCGGACTTGTACTCGTCTAGTTCTATGAGTCCGTTGATATACAAATCCTTCAATCTGTCTTTTTTCTTTTCCAGAGATGCGATCCGATTGGAATTGTCTTTTACTGGTTTTTCTTCTATCTCATATTCCAGAATCATATCTTTAATCTGGGCGCGGACGTTCTCAAGAAGATATTTCTCTAAAACCGATTCAGTAATCACTTTCGTGTTATTGCAGTCATGGATACCGCGGTTGTATCGGGTAGCGCATCTGTATCCAGGTACGCGGTATGTCTTTGTAGGACGTTTCTTGTAGTAACGAAATGCCGCCATGGACTTTCCGCACTCTTTACAGCGGAGCAGGCCACTGAATATATATGCATACTTCTGGTCTTTTTTTATGTTAATGGATAGTTTGCGCTGAACATCATCAAAAAGCTCCTGTGAAATGATCGGTTCGCAGAAGTCTGGATTATCCCGTTTTTTTCCGATGTACGTTTCATTCTTCAGCATGTGTTTGAACGCACACGGGGAATGTGGAAAGTGCGGATCATCGCTGACAAGTTTCATTGTAGCGGCAAGACTTCCGCTGATGGAGTAATGTTCAAATAATTCTTTCACCTTCGGCGCGTCCTGGTTCGGGACTAGCCTTTTGTTTTCTATTGAATATCCAGGCGGGCAGGAGCCGCTAATGACGTTTCCTTGAGTGACTTTGTATGACTGGACTTGTCTGATCCTTTGGCCCGTGTTTTCTGCCTCAAACTGGGCCAAATTCATCATCGTGTTGATTATCATGCGGCCTTGTGGAGTGGACGTATCATACATCGGCTCCCAGATTGCAAGCCAATTACAATGGTGTTTATCCAGAATATCCTGCATGTCCAGGAAGTTCTTCAGGGATCTGTGGAGCCTGTCCATCTTAGTTACAACAATCAAATCAATTTTACCGTCTTCCACTTCGGACAGCATCTTCTGGAGCTCGTCTCTATCATATTTTGTGCCGCTTATGCCGTCATCCAGGAATTCGCCCACACAAATTAAATCTGGTCTGGAATCAATGTATTTATGAAGTGCTTCACGCTGAGCAGGAATAGAATCACCTTCCTTAACCTGTTTCTCCGTGGATACTCTCATATAGATTGCGGCTCTTTTCATTTTTTATCCTCTTTATTCAGGGCAAGAATTTTCTGAATTACTAATTTTTCGGAATCGTCTGCTTTTCTGTAAGACTCAATCATGTATTTCTCTTCTGGACTGTATTCAACCAGATAATCTACGCCGCACAAATCAGACAGGGACACATGGTACAGCATAGCGATGGCCACAAGCATGTCTGCGGAGGGTTGACTGACACATCTTTCCCAGGACGATAGCGTGGTTAATTTCGTCCCCAGTTTTTCTGCGGCCGCTTTTTGTGTGAGCCCCGATTTCTTCCGATAGTATGCCAGATTGCGGGCCAACTGTTCGCGAATAGACATTGGAGCCTCCCTTCTCTCCCCAAATCCAATATAGCATAAATTACGAGAAATTAGTAAATAATCGTTGACGCTACGAAAAAAAGGTAATAGAATGAGGACAGGTACGAAAAATTCGTAATTTTTTAAAGGAGGTGAGATTTTGGTAGCAACAAAAATTAATGAGTACCTGGTAGCTAATGGCATCAAAAAAACCTGGCTTGCAGAACGTCTGGACGTTCCCATTTCGACACTTAGTTCGATTCTAAGCGGACGTGTACAGATGAAAGCAGAAATGTTTATCAGAATTTGCCAGATTCTGGGAGTGGCACCTGAGACATTCGCAGACGGGAGGGGCTGAATGAACACTAAACGACTTTTGGCCGCGTTGTCAGTAATCCTGTCTAACAGGTATGGCGTCAAGATCACATGTAAGGAGGGCAAATGTATATCTGTATAGACACACGAAAGTGCTTTGCCCGCGGCCCAAAAGACAGTTGCAAGGCGCTTAGTGAAACGTATGAGCAGGACGGTGTTTGCCCGTTTTGCAAGCCAGACGCCAGAGTCACGGAGGGCAAATATTATCCGATGGCCACAAAATACGATCTGGTGAAGAAACCAACAAAATAGCCGCGCTGAGAGTCTGGAGGTCACAGCACGGCCATAAACGGGATCGTCATTCCCGATTGCATTATAAGCAGAAAGGCACGTTATGACAAGAGAGCGAATTGACGAACTTGTCTCCCTGGTCTTAGAGGCAAGAGGCAGGAAGGACTATAGCGTTTCAATATGCATCGGAAACTATGAAGAAGCAATCTATATCTACACAGTAAAAACTGAGAGTGGAATCAATTTTACCACTTATACGACCCACGATTTTTACAACGTGGAGGGCAAGCGGGTTTTGAGAAACCAAAACAGACTGAATGTATATGACAAGAACCTTACTGAAGCAGAAAGGCATATAAGGAGGTTGTTGAAATGATCTCGATGTGGACAGATGACCCTGTGAAGGACGCGGAAAGATACGCGCAGGAGCAAGAAGAAGAAATGATGGAAAACAGCCCTGTGTGTTGCGAGTGTGGGGAGCATATAGTGGAGGACTTTTACTACAGGATCGTAGATGACATTTACTGCGAAGACTGTATGCACAAGCACCTTGAGTGGATCAGATAAGGAGTGGCGCAATGAAAAAGAGGGTAGAAATCTTGATGCATTACGCGGGGTATTTAACCGCCCTGGTAACGTTCGCCGTGTATTTCTTCCTTATGTGGCGTTTTACACACATGGACGTGTTGAAGATCATCGTTACATACGGCCTGTTCCTGTATCTTCCGTCCGTGTATCTGCCGTTTCTGATCGTTGGGGAGGGTGAAGATGAAGCGAAAGACAAATAACGAAAGAATCATCGAATACATGCGGGAGCATGGAAGCATTACAGCCAGGGCCGCTGTTTACGATCTGGGCATTCTCAGACTTGCGGCCCGTATCCATGAGATAAAGCGGGACACACCTATCAGGAAGCGCACAGAGTACAAAACGCGGCCAGACGGTACCACGGTTCATTGGACGGTGTATTCACTGGGAGATAAGCAATGAGAGACTCGACAACATTATTAAGGACGCAATGCGAAGCGCTCCGCAACCTTCCACCTGAACAGTTTTATTTAGCTGTTACGGCAATCTGGGACTATGAGATGGATGGCAAAGAGGCGTCTGATCCTGTAGCGGCAATGGCAGTCGGGATGGCGAAACCAATCATTGATAAAAGGGCAAAAAAAGCGGCCGCAGGAAGTTTAGGTGGAAGCAAACCGAAGCAAACGGCAAGCAAACCGAAGCAAACCGAAGCAAACCGACCCTATAAAGATAAAAGTATAAAGATAAAAGAAGAAAATATAAAAGATAAAAAGATAAAAGATATAGATAATAGGCGTTTCACGCCGCCCACACTGGAAGAGGTTCAGTCTTTTATCAATGAACATGGGTATCGAGTAGATGCAAACCGTTTTATCGACTTCTATTCATCAAAAGGGTGGATGGTCGGCAAAAACAAAATGAAGGACTGGCAAGCGGCCGTTCGTGGATGGGCATCCAGGGACAAACAGCAACAGGGCAGTAAGTTTAATAATTTCCAAGAGACAGGCACAAACTGGGATGACGTTGCTTATCAGATAATGGCAAATCAATAGGAGTGAAAAATGTTTACAAAAGAAGAATTGGATCAGGTTAATGAGCATTTAAAGACGGTTCCTGTTAAGGGCAAAGATTACGCACCTGTCACGGAGCGGGTAAAAGCTTTTAGGAGCATCTGTCCTACTGGCACTATCACGACAGAGATCGTAAGTCTTGGAGACGGTGTTGTTGTTATGAAAGCAACCATAGCGGACGGAGACCTGGTACTAGGTACGGGCCTTGCTTATGAGAAGGAATCATCAAGTTATATCAATAAAACATCGTATATCGAAAACTGCGAAACTTCAGCAGTTGGACGCGCACTTGGGTTTTGCGGCATTGGTATAGATGCAAGTATGGCAAGCGCTGAAGAATTGGCAAACGCTCTTAAACAACAGGAAGACATGAAAGTAAAAAATGATATTTCCAATCAACCCATTGGAGATATTAAGGCGGCGGCGCTTGAAAAGATGCTTGAAAAAGCAGGGCAGGACGTACAGGCATTTCTCGACCACTTCAAAGTTGAAAGCGCATCTGAATTGACTGAGGCACAGCATCTTGTAATCCTGAAGGGCCTTGAGAAGAAGGGTGAGAAGTAATGGATGTACTGGGGAGAATCAAAGACATATCGAAAGATTGGACAAGCGGAAAGCTAGTAATCAGTTTCGAAGTCAACTCCGTACCGAGTGACCTGGAGGACTTGCAGACAAGTTCCAGGCCGCTCAGCATCACAGCGAAGCCGTTTAGACAGAAGCGGAGTCTGAACGCAAACGCTTATTTCCATGTTCTGACAGGCAAGATTGCGGCAAAACTGGGGACTAGTCTTGACCATGAAAAGAATCGTCTGATCCGTGAATTCGGCGAATATGAATTTATCGATGGATGGATACCGACCGTGCTGATTGATACGGCGTTCGAAGACAAGATTTTAGACATGGAGGGCGTTCACTGGAAGCCCGTAGCAAGGCCAGATAAAGAGCATGTGCAGATGGCGTTTATGCGGGGGTCGCATACCTATAACACCGCAGAAATGAGCCGACTGATTGATGCAACGGTAGAGCAGGCGAAGGAGTTGGGCATTGAGACGTTGACTGATATTGAAATCGAAAGGATGAAGCAGTCATGGACAAAAAACAACTGATAGAAATGCCGTTCTGGGATGCGGGCGAAGTGTGCGTGGTCTGCGGCAATCCTAACGTGCATCATCACCATGTATTGTACGGGACGGCGAATCGAAAAAAAGCAGATCACTACGGGTACATAATCCCGTTGTGTTATGAGCATCACCTGGGCGGCTCTGGAATCCACTACAACAGGGGAATGAGCCTGTACTGGAAGCAGTTAGCCCAGAAGCATTTTGAGAAGCACAAAGGTTCAAGAGAAGAGTTTATCAACGAATTTGGAAGGAGCTATTTATGAACAAAGTTGTACTGATGGGGCGTCTGACAAAAGAGCCTGAAGCAAGGAAGGGCGGCGATACGAATGTCGCAAAGTACACCCTGGCCGTGGACAGAAGAGTAAGACGTGATAACAATGATCCGAATGCGCAGACTGCGGACTTTATCAGTTGTGTAGCGTTTGGGAAGTCTGCGGACTTTGCAGAAAACTGGTTACACAAGGGAACAAAGATTGCCATTACAGGACATATCCAGACAGGCAAATACACGAACAAAGACGGCCAGACGGTTTATACCACAGACGTTGTTGTAGAAGACCAGGAGTTTGCAGAGAGCAAATCAGCGGAGAGCAAACCGAAGGAGAACACACCCGTGGAGGGCGGTTTTGTTGCACCTGATGACATGGAGGATTTGCCGTTTAAATGATTCAAGTGATTATTCCTGGAACATTCAAAAATCTAAACAATTACACGGAAGAGGCTGGTAAAGGTTATCACGCTAGAAACAGTATGAAGAAAAAAGATCAGCGGAGAATAATCCAATATCTTCCGAAAGTAAGATTTAAGAAGCCTGTTCATATCAGATATGTGTTTTATGAACCAAATAGAAGACGCGATAAGGACAATATATCTTCATATTTTCATAAAATTTTTCAAGATGCTTGTGTCCAGGCAGGAGTTCTTAAAAATGACGGTTGGAAGGAAATAGAAGGCTTTTCCGACGAGTTTCATGTTGATCAGAAATACCCACGGATAGAGATATATATGGAGGTTATGGAAAATGGCAAAGAAAGAAGAACTGATTCAGATTACACCGCTCAAAATTAAGGCAGTACCAATCCGCATTGTAGGAGATTCGCCACTCATTGTCCATGCATGGAGCGAGAAGGCAAGAAGAATGATGCTTGAGGCCCAGATGGGCAAAACAAAGGTAAAGGCGAGAGAAGTGAAAGACCCCTTTGATGATTTCGTGCAGAGCATGTACTGGCTTGATGGAAAGCCAGAGAAGTCAACGCCAGAGGAGTTTGAGAAGGCTTGCCAGAATGGAGCGAAATGGGGATTCCCAGTCATGGCAATCAAACAGGCGGCGAACAGTGCGGCATACCGTATGAAATGGGTTAAAAACCAGATGGAACTGAGGGGCGCATATTTCATCAAGACTGAATATGGGTACATGGCTCAGATAAAAGGAGATGCGCCTGTTATACGTGAGGACATGGTTCGTGTTGGTATGGGAACAGCAGATATTCGGTATCGTGGAGAGTTCCGCAACTGGTATATCGATTGTGTCATTGAATACAACGCCAATGGAGCGATGAGCCTTGAACAGATTATTAACTGCATCAATGCAGGAGGATATGCTTGCGGAATTGGCGAGTGGAGACCTGAGAAGGATGGCTCCTTCGGTATGTTCCATGTAGAAGTGGCTGAGTAAAGAATGGCCTGCCGTGTTGCGGTTGTGACACGGCAGGATGCGGCAGGCAAGGTGGGGCATGGACGGGCTAGGCAAGTTGAGTTGTGGTGCGTTGTGATGGGGCATGGTTTGGCAGGAGAGGCAAGGCAAGGCATGGCAAGTTCCGGTACGTCATGGTCTGTTCGTGAATGGCATGGCATGGCAGGCTAGGTTGGGCGAGGCACGGTCTGGAGTGGAAAGGTGAGGTTGGGAAGGCGAGGCAGGAATGGTTAGTCGTGGCACGGCGAGGCTCGTTTCGTCCCGGTAAGGTTTGGCAGGAGGGGTGAGGTTTGTCCAGGTGCGGAATGGTTAGTTAAGGTGCTGTGCGGTAAGGCAGGATAGGTAAGGTGCTGTGAGGCGTGGTAGTGCAAGTTGAGTTTCGGTATGGCTTGGCAGGAGAGGTGAGGCATGGTGAGGCGAGGTTGTGTACGGTGAGCAGAGGCTAGGTTTGGCAGGCACAATCGATAAAACTACGAAAGGAGTAAAAAATGGCGGCATATGAGTATGTAGGAAGGCAGTTTCGTGTATCTGCGGATATAGTTGGTGCGGAGATGGAAAGGATTGAAGCACGAGATGGTCAGGTTACAAGTAAAAGTCTGTTGGATGCAGGGAGACCTGAGGAATCTGTTTTGCACAGCCTGTTCGAATGGGATGATAGCAAGGCGGCAGAGTTGTACAGGCTGAGACAAGCAACGGAAGTAATTACACATATCCACATCGTGATCGATGAAAAGCCTAATACACCGTATAGGGCTTATGTGAATATACAGGAATCGAGCGGACAGACAGAGCGGGGGCGGTTTATCAACGTGCGCTCCGCAATGGAAAATGAGGAAACAAGAAGAATAGTGCTTAATATGGCGATTTCTGAGGCGAAAAGGTTCTCCCAGAAATATGCAAACTATAAAGAATTATCAGAGGTTTTCGAGGCAATCGATCGGGTTGCGGAAAGGATGAAGGCATCATGAACGGAGTCATACCAATCATGCTTGCGGTAACACTCGCGGGAGCAGGAATAGAGACAGAAGCAGAGAAAACATACACAGACAATGATCTGTATGTTTTGAGTCACATTATCAACGCGGAAGCAGGAGATGATAACTGTTCGCATGAGCACCGAATCGCGGTCGGAAGCGTAGTTCTTAACCGTGTGGCGGCAGATGATTTTCCCGACACGATAGAAGGAGTTGTGTTTGACCCTGGGCAGTATTCCCCGACATGGGACGGCCGTTACAGCCTGGAGCCGTCTGAGGACAGTATAGAGACGGCAAAGTACCTTTTGGAGAACGGAAGCCAGATACCAGAAGACTGCATATATCAGGCAGAATTTGAACAGGGATCAGGCACATGGAAGCCTTTTGAAACGATCTACGGCACCACTTATATCTGTTACAGGTAAGGCAAAAGGAGGAACTATGTATCCGCATCCGAAAAGAGTATGCAATCTGACAGGACAGGCGTCCCCGAAACAGATTGAGTACGCCATGGACATTCACAAGATATTAGGGATTGACCTACCGCGGGAACAGACAAAACAGGCGTACAGCGATTATATAAACCGCTATTTGAAACGGTATAGGGAGGCAGTGAATGGGTAAGATTTTGATTATCGGCACAATGCTTTTTGTAACCTTTGCGTTGTATGCGTGTTGCATTCTTGGCGGCGAAGCGGATGATCGGGAAGAAAGGTGGTTCTATGGACGATCTGATAAGTAGGCAAGAAATAATCAGACTAATTTTGGAGCGTGGTTTGTATTGTGACACGCAAGCGGACAGGGAAATATCTGCGGAGATTATCAGACAGTTGCCTTCCGCACAGCCAGAAACACACGATAAACGCACGAAAACGCACTCGTGCGATTGTATCAGCAGACAGGCGGCGATTGATGCAGTGGGGAGTATGCTTCGCAGAAAGTTTGGCATCGGTGGCGATTTGGCAGAAATAACATTAGCAGGATTGCCATCCACACAGCCAGAAACACACGATAAACGCACGGAAACGCATGCGTGCGATTGTATCAGCAGACAGGCGGCGATTGATGCGGTTGAGAATATTGATTGTTCTGATGGAGTTGGAATCAGCGCATTGAAATGTGAGGCGGTTGACGATGGGGTAACTGCGATTAAAGCACTGCCCTCCGCACAGCCAGAAAAAGTTGATACACCAACAGTTGATACACCAAATTGCGATGACACAATCAGCAGACCGGACGGATATTGGATGCGAATGTCAGACTTAAACGAGTTAGAAGATGATAGGTATAAATGCTCATGTTGCGGAAATGTGGTGCATCATAGGGACAAAGTTTCTTTGTATACCTACAATTCGTGGTGCGGTGCGTGTGGTGCAAACATGAACGCAAAAAATTATGTAGCATACATACAATGATGCGCCCAGAGGATCAGTAACCCTTCTCTTGTCAGAGTGCAGATTCGCAAGAGGAAACAGCCGAATTATTGAAGAATGGCGAGGTATATAATGGATAAGAATGAAATAATTGATCGCCTTGAAAGGCTTGCAAGATGTGCGATTCATACCGAAGGTGAGTTACCGTTTGTCATGAGCCTTGATGATGGGATAGCGATTCATGAAGCTATTGATATGTTGCGACAATCACAGCAAGAACCGCCGTGGATTCCATGCAGTGAGCGGTTGCCTGATGAATATGGCGAGTATCGGATAACGTGGGTAACGTCACTTGTTCCGTCTAAACGATTTATTGGAGATTCCGAGTACGAGGTAACGAGTGTGTGGGATGAGGAACGGAAGGGTTTTAAAGGCGAGTGGCTTCTGGATGAGTACATCAAGCATTATCCCGATGTAAAAGTGATAGCGTGGAAACCACTAGAAGAACCGTATCAGGCAGAAAGGAGAACCGATGGTTGATTTTATTATAGAGATAACCTTTCTGTTAGCGACAATATATTTTGTCAATACAAAACAGGATGTGAGATTCGTAATCTTTTCATGCACGTTATATCTTACGTCAGTAATCAGACACAGTATAGAAAGGAGAACCGATGAGGCTGATTACAGAAAAGAATAAAAATGAAATCGGCAAGAGGTTGTCTGCTATCTATTACATCGCTGTTCATGGTTTTGGCAAGGGGCAGAAAACCGACATTGAATCAATGGAAAAGATTATTGAACACGTTCACGATATTGCGTTTGCCGTAGGTGGCGAAAAATTTTCAAACATTGATATTCCGGCTTATGTGAAGCGAATAGGAGAAATAACGGAAAGGAGAATCGATGAGGCACGTTAAAGGACGATCATTCTATAAAGAGCCTTGGTATAACAGTTATCGATGTATGAAAAGCAGATGCTATCGGACGAAAGACCCCAGCTATAAATACTATGGTGGTCGTGGTATCAAAGTTTGTGAAGAATGGCTGAATATTGAAAACTTTGAGAAGTGGGTATCGGAAAATCCCTATTTTGACGGGGCAACTCTTGATCGAATTGATAGCAACAAAGATTACTCACCAGATAATTGCAGATGGGCAACAATGTGTGAACAGGACAATAACAGAAGAAACACAATTATTGTTACATGGAACGGTGAAACACATTCATTAAGCGAATGGTCAAGCATCATTGGAATTAATAAGAGTACATTAAGCAATAGATATTGGAGAGGAGATCGAGGGGATAGATTGTTTGAGGAAAGGAGATATAAATGTCACGCTGTATAGATGCGGATGCGTTAGAAAAAGAGGGATGGAGTCTACATAGGACGATACGAGTGGACAAGAATACAGATGAGTATCAGACAAAACCACTTAGAAAAGTTCCCACCATCGAGCCAGAGCGGACAGTGGCAGTACATTGCACTTGTCCGAAGTGTGGGTGCGAGATTGCGGTGGACATGATGGAGGGTGAGTGATGCCAGAGTACATAATGGAATATGACATTGATGAGACAGGCAAGTTAATCAATGCCAGACGGAAGGAAAAGCTGACCAGATGCAAGGACTGCATAAACCGTCAATATGATTCTATATTCCACATTGGTTGGTGCAAAGGGACGGCAGTAAAGCCTAACGGATACTGTGATGAAGGGAGGACTGTTGATGGAACCTAAATGTGCTGATGGTTGTTTGTACGGATGGAATAGCGTTGAATGCGCAACGTGTATGTCGAATCCAGGACGGCACAGGTGCGATACGTGCAAGCATGAGACGGAACCCTGGACTAATGGTTGCGCTGACTGCTTCGATTATGAGCTATGGGAGGCAAAAGATGATTCGAATAAATGATGATTGGATCATTGACGTGGATGAATACAACTACATTCTGAAGCGGGATATGCACAGAAGGACAAGCAGGAAAAAGAAAGACGGGTCTGTAGTCGAGGAAGACGTGTATGTCAACAAAGGATATTTCAGCAACATGGAGAAGGCCCTGGAACGCGTCAGGGAAGAAATGGTCAGGGAAGGCCTTAAGGACGCTTCTCACACGCTTGAAACGGCCGTACACACTATCAGAGAAGTGACGGAAGAGTGGAGACGCATCACGGCAAATATCATGGAGGAATCAGCATGATCTATGGAATAGCGGCGATCCTGGCAGTCATGGCGGCCTGTATCCTGTTCGGGTATTCTCTGCGCGGAATAGTGGAAAGCATCAGAAAGAATGTGGCGCCGCAGGATGAAGAGGAACCCGACTGCAACACCTGTAAATATGATAAATTAAAGCCGAAAGAGGAACCGTGTAAGACCTGTCTGACGGAAGATGTGAGTATGTGGGAGGCGAAATGAGGCCAGAGGATTTACCAGAAGAAACATTATTGATTCAGCTAGCTGAAGAGGCCGTGGAGTTGTCCCAGGCTTGCATAAAATTATATCGGGCCATGCATGGAGACACGCCTGTTTCTGAAGCGGACGCCAGGGATCATCTCAGGGAAGAATTGGCAGATGTGAGGGTCTGCACCAATGTTCTGACAACCAGGGACGATGAATGGATCATCAAAAACATCGCGGCGAAAAAATACAGACGGTGGGAGCGAAGAATCAATGAAGAAAAACCTGTTTGAAAATATGTTTTGTGTGCGATATTGCGATGTGTGCGGCAAAGATTTCGTTGTGCAGGAACCGAAAATGTACGCCTGGCGCCGTGTGGTAAAAAATCGGCTTAAATATTATTGCTCTTATACGTGCTATAGACAGGCAGAAAAGAAGACGGGGTGAAAACATGATTTTTAAAATGATCTGCATTTTCTTACTGGGCTATATCGCAGGCGCCGCGGCCCTGGCAATCTTCGCGTTGTGGTTTGACGATCATCATTGAATTGCTAGCAATAGTCCTGTGACGCGTTTAAAGGCCTCTATTTGGCGTTCTATGGTCTTAGGTGGGTATTTTATCGCCTGCGGGCCAAAACGCCTTAAAAAGGCAAATAAAGGCCCTGTGTGGCAAGCGTGAAAAAGAGCGGGATTAATACCCGCTCTTTTATCATGTCGCCTTCTTTATCGTGTAAAATATCATCACCAATCCTTTCTGCCGGTATCTAATGCTCATCACTTCTCAATCTTAAAGTGCTTATTTTCGAACAGTAAGCATAATCCATTATCTGACGGTATTGTAATCGTTCGTCTATTTGGCTCTCTAATGCTCTTTCCTGTTCCTGCCAGTTTGTACCATGCCTTCACCGGAATTAAAAGCAAACCGTCTGCATCCACCCGGAATCCATGGTCAATAATCCATTCCTGCTCTCTTCCGCTCCATGTATGTATCATCGATTATTCTCCTTTCTGCCCTCGTAACCTCCGCGGCGGGTTGTGTCATTTTTTCAGTTCCGCAGTCTGGTTGTAATATCCCAAATCTCCGGTAAAATTAAATCTCTCCATTTCCTGCTTTATCGTTTCCGGGTCAGTGATTAGCATCGGGCAATCAGTTAGTTTAATCTGGTAGTGTCCGAGGGTGCTAGAAGATCCGTTATGATGACACCCATTATGCGCAAAATAGATAATGTGTCCGACAATACAGATACTTTCCGGGTCAATGTTTCGATAAAGTTTTGCGCGTTCCTGTCTGCTATCTTTATCAACCCATGTTCTTAATACGTCCATATAAAATCCTCCTCTACCCTCGTAACCTCCGGGGTGGGCGCTTGTTTATTTAGAAGAATCTGCGCGGCGTGTTGTCGTCGCTATCCATCCATGCATCAAACGCCTGCGGGTTGCGCTTTTCGAGTTCATCCATGATCCAGCCGCGAACAGTCGGTATATTCTGATTGTTCATAATCTCTGTGAGATCGAATAAATCAAGAAGTTGTTGTGTACTGCGTTCTGTGATCATCTGTCTGGCTTTCATTTCTGCGCTTGTCATTGCTTCTTCCTCCGTGTGTTGTGTTTGTTTTGATATAATCAATATAAACCATAGTGCGCACTACGTCAATATAAAATAATGCACAAAAATGACAAGTCAAATTTGTGCATTATTACAAGCGTTATGAGATCATATAAAAATATCCCGATAATATAAATTATATTGTTCTTCGTCTTCTTCATCCGTCTTCGGCGGCTCCAGATACTCGATAGGCCCGTCATAATTCCAGAGACTAAGACGGCCCTTTAATGGTATAGGCACTATTGGCCGTATATCTTCAAGCATCCAGGCATACAAGCCAGGCTCCCAGTCCTGCGGCAACATATAAGCCGCATCAACATACTTTTTGGCAAATGGTACCACGTCCGCAAGACGGGCCACTAATAGCGCGTGCCCTGGTATGGTATTTTTAAATTTTTTTGCTGTAGAACATATGAGAAGATCACCGCGATAATTCGTCTCCCATGATCTAACCTCAATGGTTTTACGGCCTGCGAATATCTGCATGACAAAATATGGGTGAATAGATAGAGCTTTCAATATGCGCCTCCTGTTCTGGCCGTCTCTGCGGCCCTTGTGTGGCCCTCTGCGGGCTTTTTATGGTGTTATGGTATATTTGGCCGCCTGGCCTTCTGCGGGCCGTATACGGCCAAATAAAGCCCCGCGGCGGCAATGGTGCCGCCTGTCCATCCTCTGACGGGGCGAAAATCAGTTCCATTCTTTGTCATCGTATCCAGGCGCCCTCATTACTAGGTGTTCAGCAAGATCGCGGGCCAGATCGCGTATGGCGTTATAAATAGGCGTTTTATATACTGGGTCTTCTGCGCACTGGCACAGATAACAGCGCATATATTTGTGAAGCTGTACGAGATCGGCAGGCGGGGCCGTTTTTACGTACTTGTCAAACGTCTTAACGTCTTCGCGGTATCTCCCGTTGTAGGCCCTCAAGTTTGCAATATATAGCGTTCTGTATATCTTGTGTGCGCTGTATCCGTCTGATCCTTTACAGGCGGCAAAAACATCATATAAACTGTCTGCCGCGCTCATACGGTATCTGTTGTTGTAACTGTCGTTCATAATACATGAAATAAACTCTGCCTGCGCTCTAATGTTTTCGGGCGATACAATAAAACAACTCATGTTTAAGCCTCCTCTAAATATTCTGTGATTAATTGCTCCAGGTCCGCGATAGATAGCGCCGCAAGTTCCGCGGCTGTGTCTTCTCCGATGCAGTCCATGTCATATCTCAAATTGTATAAAGTCTGTTCTAACATTGCCCTGATCTGCATATACTCCCCTCCCGTTTTATCTGTACTTTTCTACAAGCCGCGCCCAGGCTGTAACCGCTTCCGCTTCATCCTGGCAAGAGATATCCTCCAGGTCTTCGAGTGTTTCCCAACATGTAGCAGTAGCGCCGTATTCTATAGCGTCGTCATAACCGCTGTAGGCCTTCCAGGCGAAGATATAAAGTGCTCCCGTGTCACGTTCCACAATGGTTTTAAAGCTGTTCATTTTGCCTCCCTGGCCAGGTTTAGCCGCCTGGCCGCGGCCCGTGTGTTTTATGCAAGTTTCTTTTGTTCTTCCGTTTCTACTTCCGTATATCCCCACTTAGCCCGAAGGCCGTTCATGCTATAGCGGCCGCGGCGTGTCGTCTTTTTATCGCTTCCGTTGTAGTACCATGCCCGTTTTGACTTGCTCCACCAAAAGCCCGCTGTTTTTATTTCATCCTTGTATAACATCGTGCTACCTGACAGCCAGATCCATGATCCGATTATTTCAATCTTCACACCTTCAAAATGAATGATCTTATCAATAATATTTTTGAATATATCGGCTGATTCGGTGTTCTGTTTTTCGTACTGCTCACCTTCTGCATTTACGTGAATATTTTTGAACGCTTCAAAAGCCCTTTCATATTCTGCGCTCATTGCCTTGAATGATTCCGCGTCCCCGCCACAGTCTGGGTGAAGTTTCTTCGCCAGTTCTTTGTATCTGGCTTTAACATCTTCGCAAGTGTGGCAGGTTTCAAAATATCTCCAATTCCTCATATCGTGTTCCTCCTTTTTTAGTGGCCCGCCCTGCGGCGCCGTGCTTTATCTGATAATCAAATAATATACCATAGTGCGCACTACGTCAATATAAAATAATACACAAAAAGAGCTAACTCAATTTGTGCATTATTACAATGTAGTTGTTACAGTTCCAGAGATCCCCAGCCGCTTTAATATATTCCTCTTTATTTACAACAAAACTACTCATTTTATAAACCTCCTTTTTGAATTGTGCGGGCCATACGGCCCGCGTGCTTTTTAATTGATGCCTAAGTTTTTAAAGAATGAATGATCTTTTACAGTCCAGTTATCAGGTATTAAGTTTTTACTATTTGTTATTGATTGCAAGCGTTTCAGGTGTGATCTTAGACTTGAGACTCCGCACCATATACCGCTTGACGCCCCGCTGTCAGGCTTCGCGATATATAAAATTGCCTGTGATCCATCCTCAAATGGTGGCGCGAGGTAGTAATTCCAATTACCAACGGCCTCCGCGATTAAATGTAGATTTTCTTTTTTATACATTGTGTTCTATCCTTCCTGGTCAGGTTTAGCCGCCTGGCCGCGGCCGTGTTTGATTTGTTGATCAAATAGTAAAACATAGTGCGCACTATGTCAATATACAGAATAGCCAAAGTGCGCATTACAATTTTGTGCATTTTGCATAGTGCGCATTATTTCTATATAATGGTAGAATGATCCTGGCAAGCGGTTATATATAGAAGAAACAGAAAGAAGGTGATCCAATGACAGTTGATACAGTGAAAAGAAACGCCAGACAATATGACTGGCAAGTCGAAAACACGGATCGAATCAATATTCTACTCCCGAAGGGGTCAAAGCAGGAAATCAAAGAGGCGGCAAGTCGGCTCGGTGTGAGTGCATCGGAACTTATGCGGCAGGCAATTCGGGAGAAACTTGATTCCTTGGAGCCTGGCACACAGCGGCAGGAAATCCAGAGCTTGCAAACATCTTCGGATATGCTAAAATAAAACCAGAACATATATTCGTATCTTGCGCAAAATACGAATCTTTTTGACAGGAAGTCGCGATCCCGTCAAGAAGGTTTGTGTTTTGCGTTCTTTTTTGTGTATAAACTGGAAGGTTTATATAAATATTTGAGAAAGGAGAATCGCTATGGGAAGAGCACGTGCTAGAGTAGGTACCAGACGCTATACCACTAGTCAGTTTGCACTCGGGAACGCTAGAGGCCCGCGTGGTGGGGCAGTTGGCGCAGGGAATGATAAGAGCAGGAGATAATAAACATGTCAACTGTTCTCTATGATCCCATCAAAACAATGTCAAGGATAACGGACTCTGTGACCGTTGGATTTTCTGGCGGGAAAGAGAGTATTGTTGTCCTTGACTTGTGCATGAAGTATTTCAAAAAAGTTCATGTGTTTTTCGAATACATGGTTCCTGGATTGTCATTCGAAGAGCGGACGCTCCAATGGTACGAAAGACACTACGGAATCAATATTCTGAGGTTCCCTTGTGAGGACGCAAGCGAATATTTCCATTACGGAGTATTTACGCGCCCAGACGAGTCTTTTCCCCATGTATCGGAGACGGATATATATAACTATATGCGTCTGCAAAATGATACATGGTTTATCGCAACGGGGGAAAGAATAAATGACTCGATAATGCGGAGGGCGCGAATTAAAAAGAGTTCATCTATTGATTTTACTCATGGCAGGATGTTTCCTGTCTGTTATTGGCGTGAAGCGGAAATACGGCAATACATCAAATCGAAAAAACTTTATCTGTCACCAGGACAGAGAGTAAGAAAGCATTCTCTTACTTGTTTTGGAGCGGATGATCTGACTTATATAAAAGAACATTACCCTGATGACTATCAGAAAATAATTCACTTATATCCGTTTGCGGAGGCTATTGTTGTAAGAAACGCAATCAAACGCGAAAGGGAACAAAATGAAGAGCAAATATCAAGCCTATGATACGGAAATGATAAATCGTAGCCAGATAAAAAACGCGCCGTATAATCCGCGTATCATGGATGAAAGTGCGAAAAAGCGCCTGAAGAAGAACATTGCTAAGCATGGATTGGTCGCGGCGCTCACATGGAACAAGCGCACGGGAAATCTGGTCGGCGGCCATCAGAGACTTGAACAGCTTGACGCCCTGGAAAAGAACAAGGACTATGAATTGACCGTTTGCGTGGTTGACGTTGACGAACGGGAAGAGGCCGCGCTGAATGTCCAGTTGAACAACCCGTCCATGCAAGGTGAATGGGATCTGGACAAACTGGCCATGATGTCGGAAGAGTTTGATCTCGACCTGAGCACTGACCTTGGATTTACTGACTCGGACATAGACTTTATGTTTGAGGGTGACGATCGTTTCTCACAGCTTTTCGATACACAGGAAAAGGAAAATATGAGAGGCGATCTTGAGGCAGTAAAGGAGGCGCGGCAGGAGAGTGTTGAACGCATGAAAGAGCGGAACTCCATAGACTGGTTTACTGTCATTGTTTTTGAGAATGAAGACGCCAGGAATCAATTTATGAAGGAAATATCCATTCCGAAGCATGAAAAATATATCACTGAAGACCAGGTGCGGAGGCTTGCGCGGAAATGACGGCGAAGGAACATCTTCAACAGGTTTATGCGATTCAGCGAAAAATAAAAAGGCTACAGGATAGGCGCGAAGATTTGCGGGCCGATCTCTATTCCGTCAAAAGTCCTTCGGATTTGCCAGAGATCAGAGTACAGACTTCCCTCACAGGGGACAAGATGCTTGAACTGGTCGCAAAGGTGGATGAACTGGAGCGTGGTATCATCGCAGAGATAGACGAGCTTACAGAGAAGAAGCAGGAAATTATCTCAGAGATAGAAAAAGTCCCGCAGGAGAATTACCGTCAATTACTGTTTGACCGTTATATCCTCTGCCAGAAGTGGGAACAGATCGCGCTAGACCGTGATAAGGGCGTCAGATGGATATACCGTCTCCATGGAAAAGCATTAAATACTTTTGAAAAAGTGATGGATGGCCATTGATAGGCCACTGTTTAAACGTGTTATATTGTATTCGCAATAAGTGGACATAATATTCTTCATATACCTTACACTCCTTGGAATAGGGCGCTCCTAAACGGGGCGCCTTTTTAATTACGATTGAGGATCAAATGAATGAGAACAGCCTTAAAAATTTAGAAAAAGGCACTAAATTCACCGCCGAAACAGCGAGGGAAAACGGGAGAAAGGGCGCTGAGAAGTCAAACGCGGCACAGCGCAGAAAAAAGACCGCGGCGGAGCTTGCCGCCATGATGCTTGAGAGCGCATTGACTGACGGTGGGAAGAACGTAGTAAAGAAATTAGTGCCTGGAATGGTCGATGACGATCTGACGCTTGCGGCCGCTATGGTAGCAGGACAGGCACAAGCGGCCATAAAAGGCAATACGTCCGCATATCTGGCGTTGACTGAGCAGGCCGAAATGGTAAAGGCCAAAAAGGAAGCAGAGGCAAAGCAAAACGCTGTATATCACATGGATATGGAGCAAGTGCCTGATAACTTTCATCGGCTTATTCGTGATATTCGGAGGCATGACCATCAGCAGTATGTGATCCATGGCGGCAGAGGTTCAATGAAATCCTCAACCGTAGCAATGGAAATCCCAGAATTGATGATAAACAATAAAGACGTTCATGCTGTAGTGCTGAGACAAGTCGGAACAACGCTAAAGGACTCTGTTTATTCAAAAATCAAATGGGCCATTTCAAAACAGGGATTAGACAGCAAGTTTAAATTCCGCAAAAACCCAATGGAGATCACTTATCTGCCTACAGGACAGACGATTTACTTCCGTGGTGCGGATGACCCTGGAAAGTTAAAGTCCATAGCGCCAGAATTTGGCTATATTGGCATTTTGTGGTTTGAGGAACTGGATCAGTTTGGCGGTGAAGAGGCAGTCCGTAAGGTTGAACAGTCTGTAATCCGTGGCGGCGATAAAGCATGGATATTTAAGACGTTTAACCCGCCCATATCGCGGAACAACTGGGCGAATAAATACGCCGAAGAACCCGCGGATTTCAAGCTGATTCACAAGAGCGCGTATACAGACTTAGGCGTAGAGCAGGAGTGGCTAGGCGAAGCGTTCATCCAGGAAGCGGAACACCTGAGACAGACTAATCCTAATGCATACGCCCATGAATACGGCGGTGAACCGATAGGAATAGGCGCTGAGATATTCCCGTTCCTTGAGATACGTACTATCACGGATGACGAGATCGCACGGCAGGAGAGAATATACCAGGGGCAAGACTGGGGATGGTCACCAGACCCAAAGGCATTTATTCGTCTGTCCTACTCACACAGCACAGAAACGATCCTGCTGATTGATGAAGACGGTGGAACCTGTATCCGCACAAAAGATATGGCAAAACGTATCATAGACAAGGGATACAACGATTATGAGATAAGGTGCGGCGTTGATGAACCTGAACATATCAACGATTACAGGGATTCGGGCCTGCCTGCAAGAGAGGCCATTGTGACGCCTGGAAGCGTCCGAAGAACCCATGAATGGTTACAGTGCAGGAAGATAGTAATAGATCCCGCCAGAACGCCGCGGGCCTATAAAGAATTCACAGAATATGAACACGATGTAGACATGAAAACAGGCGAAGTAATAGACGGATACCCAGACAGAAACAATCACTGGATAGATGCTGTCAGATACGCCACTAGTCCGCTGTCAATGCGGAGGGGTGAGAGCGCATGAGTTTTTTTACGCGGATAATGAGGTGGTTTGAGTCCATGTTCAAGAAACAGGCAAAAGAAGAATTTAAGATCAAACAGATAACAACCGATACCATGGATTCACTGATTTCTCAGTGTGCGCGGGTTTACGTTGGCAATCCTGACTGGGTGGATTCAGAAGACCATATAACAACGGTCAACTTTGCGAAGACGATCTGCGCGGAAGTGGCCACACTAACCACACTGGCTATTAAAGTCCAGATAGGCGGCGGCGCCCGTGCTGATTGGATGCAGTCAGTCATTGACAATCTGTATTTTCAGCTTCGCGAGTGGGTGGAGTACGGATGCGCTTATGGTACGGTAATCCTCAAGCCGTCAGGGGATGAAGTTTCGCTGATTCTTCCCGACAATTTTATTGTTGTCAGCAAGAAGCAGGAAAACATAACCGCGGCTGTGTTTATCGACCATGCGAACGTGGATAACAACTATTACACGAAACTTGAGTATCACAGATTCCTGGATGATGAAGTGTACATGATAACAAACAAAACGTACATTTCTAATTCAAAGGAAAAAATAGGAGATCCGTGCAATATTGAAGATTCGCCATGGTCTGACCTTCTGCCAGAGGTAGGCATTCAGGGCCTTGACCGTCCGTTGTTCGCCGTTCTGAGGACTCCAAAGGCAAACAATGTTGAGATAGGCTCCCCGCTTGGCCTGCCTGTTTACTATGACGCACTGGAAGAACTGAAAGACCTGGACATTGCATACAGCCGCAATAGTAAAGAGATCAAAGACAGCAAGCGGACAGTCCTTCTGGACAGTGACAGACTGCTTCCGTCTGGTATGCCTATCAAAAACACGGCAGGAGGTTTTGAGTCCGCTAAAGACGGCCTGGGCTTGCCTGATTATGTTAAGGCCGTGTATGGTGACGGACGCGAAACATTCTATCAGGAGATAAACCCGACACTTCAAACCGATATGCGCATAACAGGGATTAATAATCTGTTGTCACAGATCGGGTTTAAATGCGGTTTCGCAAATGGATATTTCGTACTTGACCAGAAAACAGGCATGATAACGGCCACACAGGTTGAAGCGGATGACAGGCGAACGATTCAGACCATTAAGGACACGCGGGACAAACTGGAAAAATGCATTGACGATTTGCTGTATTCGTTAAACGCGTTTGCTGACCTGTATAACCTGGCTCCCGCGGGGACATATGAAGTCACCTATGATTTCGGGGACATAACCTACAATCGAGAGGAAGACCGAATGAGATGGTGGCAGTACGTACAGGCGGGCAAGGTTCCTGCATGGATGTATTTTGTAAAGTTTGAGGGCATGACCGAAGAGGACGCAAAAGCGATGGCTGAAGAAACAAAGGTTACACAGCCGTTGTTTGGTGAGGAATAATGCTTACACCTGATTATCTTCTCCATATCACAGAGGGCGCGGAAGAGATCGCGGCAGAGCTTCACACGGCGATGCTGAAAGAGGTAACGCGCCGCATACTGGAGCGTGAAGCGAAGGGATACGGTTATGTTTTGACGGCCGCAGACCGTTGGCGCCTGGAGCCATTGCTAGAACTTGGTGATCTGAGGGATGACCTTATAAAAGAGATCGCAGAGTATACAAACTATGAAGAAAAAGAGATCAGGGCGGCTTTTAGGGACGCAGGCATTAAAGCGCTGTCATACGATGACAAAATATATAAACGCGCAGGCTTATCGCCTGTACCGTTGGCACAATCGCCGTACATGTTGCGGTTGATGCAAAGGAATTATGAAGCAACCATGGGCGAATGGATGAACTTCACCCGCACAACTGCGGACGCCACAGAACAGACATTCATTGATACCATGGATCAGATATATGCCCGCGTTACTTCAGGTGGCACGGGGTACATTGAAGCGTATGTGGACGGGATAGATTCACTTGCCAAACAGGGCCTATATGTGCATTATCCGACAGGCCACAGGGACACGATAGAAACGGCAACATTGCGATGTGTAAGAACAGGCGTTTCGCAGGCGTCCGCACAGATTCAAATGGCGCGGATGGATGAAATGGACTGCGACCTTGTTTTAGTATCCTCACACATGGGAGCGCGGCCGTCTCACCAGGTATGGCAAGGCAAGATATACAGCCGCAGTGGAACAAGTAAGAAATATCCAGACTTTGTATCTTCAACGGGGTATGGCACAGGTGAGGGCTTATGTGGGTGGAACTGCCGACATAACTTTTCGCCGTACTATGAAGGACAGGGCAACCCGTTTGAGAGATACGATGATAAAGAGAACCGCGAACTATACGAGAAGACGCAGGAACAACGTGCAATGGAGAGGGCCATCCGCAAGAGCAAGCGCGAGAAGGAAACACTGGCAGACGCCGTAGATCATGCGCAGGATGATGAAACCCGCAAACAGTTAGCGGAGCGCCTGTCACGCTCCAGGAAGCGCCTGGCACAGCAGAACGCGGCATATAAAGACTTCTGCACTGAAAACGATCTGAGGCCATTACCTGAGCGGCTGAGGATAGCAAAGAGTAAATGAGCATCCGAACGGGTGCTTTTTTATATTGGTCAGTTGATAAGACCTTAAACAGTCAATTCACGGGACGGCGGTTACAGTCCTAAAACAACCTACATGTGAAAGGAGCAACTATGAAAACAGAAGATTTACAGGCACTAGGACTCACAGAGGATCAGATCAAAAAGGTTTTTGAACTGAGCGGCAAAGATGTAAACGCAGAAAAGAAGAAGACGCAGGCGGCAGAGGCAGACCGCGACCAGTGGAAGACGCGGGCAGAGACAGCAGAAGAAACCCTGAAAGGATTTGACGGGGTGGACGTAGAGGGCCTCAACAAACAGATCGAAGACTGGAAGAACAAAGCGGCAGAAGCCGAAAAGGATTTCCAGAAACAGATCGAAGAACGCGACTTCGCAGACGCACTTAAGGAAGAAATGGAGGCGTTCAAGTTTACTTCTGAAGCGGCGAAAAAGGCAATCATGGCCGAAGTCAAAGAAGCAGGCCTCAAGCTGAAGGATGGCAAGATTTTGGGCCTGTCAGACCTGATTGGTCAGATCAAAGAGAAGGATGCATCGGCATTCGCACCCGATAAAGACCCCGCGAAGTTTACAGAAGTCCCGAAGGAATCCCAGGGAACCCAGACGGGCTTTAACAAGCTGAGTCTTGCGGAAAAGATGAAATACGCAAATGAGCATCCGACCAGTGCGGACGTAATCGAATGGTTAAAAAAGTAAAAGGAGAAAACAATGGCAGGAATTTTTGATTCTAAGTATTTCAATGATGAAGTATTCGGGAGATACCTTGAAACGGTCCCGAGAGTAAAACAGAACGCGTTTCTCACAGCAGGCGTTTTGAATGTAAGGAATGATCTTCGCACACTGCTCACCGAGCAGACTGGCGGCAACTTCATTTCACTTCCGATGGTAGGAAGAATCGGCGGCACCGCACTCAACTATGATGGAAGCACCAATATTACAGCTACGGGCCTGGAGACTTTCCTCCAGTCCATGATCGTTGTCGGCAGAGCCAAAGGATGGCTTGAGAAGGACTTCAACGCAGACATTACTGGCCATGACTTCATGGAGAACATCGCCGCACAGGTAGCGGAATACTGGGACGACATTGACCAGGCAACGATCCTGAAGACCCTGGAAGGTATTTTTGGCGTTACCACGAACAGTTTTGCCGCTAACCATACTCTGGATATTACCAGTGCTACCACAAAGACCGTTGGAGCGGAAACCCTGAACAATGCGATCCAGAAAGCGGCAGGAGCAAACAAAGCGATCTTTACGATGGTTATCATGCATTCTGTAGTAGCAACCAACCTTGAAAATCTTTCACTGCTCAACTATGTGAAGGGAACCGATGCAAACGGCGTTCAGCGTGACCTTGGACTTGCAACCTGGAATGGCCGCACCGTCCTGATCGATGATGAAGTACCCGTTGACACCACAGGAACCAACCCGAAGTACACAACCTACATTCTGGGCCAGGGCGCGTTCGATTACTGTGACGTAGGCGCGAAGGTACCGCGTGAGGTTTACCGCGATGCAACCACGAACGGCGGCCAGGATATGCTGATTACCCGCCAGAGGAAAATCTTCGCTCCGCGTGGATTCAGCTTCGTACAGCCGTCAACTCCGATCGTTTCCCCGACCGATGCAAACCTGGCAACGGCGGCAAGGTGGACACCTGTAAAGGATACCGCAGGAACAGGATACTATCCGTCACAGGCTTATCCGTTTGCACGTATCATTTCTGAAGGTTAAGGAGGTAATAATGGCCGCGAATACTGAAATTGCGCGTCTTGACAGCGTAGAACGTGAGAAGATTAATGCTATTTTAGAATCGCAGACATTACCATCTACAACCAATTCGGATAACGGCAAATTTTTAAAGGTAGTCTCTGGGAAGTGGTGTAAAGGCGCGCTTCCCACAGAATTGCCTGAAGTCGATGCGGAAGATAACGGAAAAGTTTTGATGGTTGTAGATGGAGAATGGGCGGTTGCGTCACTTCCGACAGGAGAATAAATAGATGTATGCAACTTATGAAGACTATATCCAGTTATACGGTGACGGGATCACAGAGCAGGAATTTGTCAGGCTTGGAATGCAAGTCGAACGATCCATGGACATTGCCACAACTGGCATAGACAACGTGAAAAAGTTGAAAGTTGCGTTCCCTGAAGAAAACAGGGAAGCAATCATGTTTTGTGCCTGCCAGATGGTCAATCTTGCCAAACAGATTTCTGACGCGGAAGCGGCTAGTGGATATGTAGCAGGCAAAAACGGCCTACAGGGTAAAGCAGTGGCGTCTATGTCAGCAGGAAATGAATCAATTTCGTTTTCATCTGGTAGTGCCGCAATCACGGAGGCCGCGTTCAATGCTGAAAAGAAGGGTAAATTACTGCTCAGCGCCGCGAAGGAAAATCTTTCTGGTCTGGAAGATGCAAACGGCGTAAATCTGCTGTATATGGGGGCTTATCCGCATGTATCATGACACGATAACAATATTCAATCGGAAGAAGGGCCGCGAAGGTGACACCTGGTACCCTACGGTGTTGACGGACGTAAACCTGAATAAAGATAAAGGGGAGGTAATTGCCAGATACGGCCCTAATTCTTCCGATAATGCGATCCTGAACGTCAGATATGAAAATGATGGTGAGGACATTATTATCGGTGGCAAACAGTGGATTCAGCCGAAACAGTGGCAGAGGTCCGAAACGCCTGGAACCTATCTTACTTTTGCGGCGGGTGATTTCTTCTGGAATGGGTCGTGGGATGGAACAACTGCATTGTATGACGGCAACTATGGAGATCAGACATTTTATGACTATATGCTAGCCAATTATGACGATGTTTTCATGGTTACGTCTGTAGGACATTTCAGCGTAATTCCGCATCTGGAGGTAACAGGCAAGTGAAAAGGGTTTTTTCATTTCAGGATGTACACACAAAGAAGCGGAACGGCGATACCACCATGGAAGTCACGATAATCATGGACAGATTCGAACGGCAGTTTGCCCGCGCTCAGTTTCAACTCGATTCCATGGTTATGACGGATATGATCCCGTTCATGCCAATGATTACAAGCACGTTTATAAACATGACAAAGGCCCGTTCTGCGGCAATAGCAGGATCGGGCATTGTTTATGCCGCGGCTCCACCTTATGGCCGCTTCCTGTATAAGGGCAAAGTTATGGTTTCCCCGACCACAGGAAGCCCGTTTGCGGAGTACGGCGAAAAAAAGGTGCTTGTGAGTGAGTATCGGGGCAAGACAAACGCCAAAGAGGATATAGAATTCACAAAGACATTTCATCCGAAAGTAACAAAAGAATGGTTTGAAGCGGCCAAACGCCAGAACAAAACCAAATGGATACGCCTGACCAAAGAGTGGGCAGGAGGTGGCACTAATGGCTAACCCGATAGGGGTAGATGCAACGGGATATGAGGTCATGACGAAGGCCGTTTCCGAATTGCTCAATCAATACCCTGGACTAAATGACAGGATCGTGACATTCGAAGAGTTAGAGGCCACTTCAGGAATTGCGTTTGCCGCTGACAACGGCGGTTTAGTGATGACTGAGAAGCGGGATATTCTCGATCATGTTACGCAGACCTGTCAATTTCCTTTTTATATCGTGTATCGGTCCGCATCAACGCGGGCGGCACAGAAAATTAAAATACAGACTTTCCTGGACTCAATCGGCAAGTGGATCTGCAAAGAACCCGCAGAGGTAGACGGTGAATTAATCACATTGGACGAATACCCGCCACTTACACAGGGCAGGAAGATCAAAAGAGTAACACGCAACAACTCATACGGGGTGGAACCAGATGCAAAAGGCGTTCAAGATTGGTTGCTTCCCGTTACAGTCGAATACACAAATGAATTCGATAGAAAGGAGTAATTCATGAAACTTACTAGAGGCAGGCACTTGCTTTATGTTGATACTTCAATGGGGAGCGGCACTGCGGCATGGTACCTGATAGGTAAAGACATTGAGGAACTGTCTGTAGACCTTGGCGCCGATACAGAAACAGTAAAGAACATCCTGGATGAAACATCTGTCAGACACAACGGATATGAGCCGTCTATTTCTGCTGATCCGTTCTATGCTGACCCTGACGATGCGCTTTATCCTGTTCTCAAGGATATTGCAATGAACCGCAAAAAGGGCGGTGAGTGCCAGACTAAGTATCTGGAGGTCATTATTGATGACACTTCCGATACTTCACATTCCGCATGGCAGGAAGACTGCTATCTTGTCCCGCAGTCTGTAGGTGGTGACACATCTGGATTCCAGATTCCGTTTAACATTCTTCCCGCAGGCAACCGCAAGGCAGGAACGGCAACGATCAGCGCGGCAAAGGTTCCGTCCTTCACGGCGACAACCTAACCACAGGAGGGTAGCGCATTGGCAGAGAGAATCAAAATAAATGACGGCACTAAAACGTATGAGATCGTGAATCAGGACGATGTTGTTCTGGGAACATTCACCTTTAACCCGTCTGATGCAAATATCGTCAAAAGATATAACAATGTAGTGGAAGAATTACAAAGATATGCAGATGAGGTAAAAGATGAAGTTTTCACTCCTGAAAAACTGATGGAGGCACAGGACAAGATCGTTGAAATGATGAATGAGCTTACGGGTGCGGATACTTCACAAACATTCTTTTCTATCTGCGGTGCGCTGTCCCCCATGGCAAACGGTAACGTATATGCTGAAAACGTCCTTGAGGGGATAGGCGCTGTAATAGAGAAGGAAACAAAGAAGCGTATCAAGAGAATGGATGTGCAGGCTAACAAATACCTGGAGAATTATAAATGAAATGGCGCTTGCCTGAATCACTCAATATAGGCGGCACGGATTATCGTATACGGACTGATTTCAGGGACATATTGACAATACTCGATGCGTGTAATGATCCCGAATTGGATGAAGAAGCAAAGAGTTTTGTAATGCTCAGAATATTTTATCCTGACCTGGAGCAGATACCGACCGAATACGTGCAGGAGGCTGTAGAAAAGGCCGTAGAGTTTATCGACTACGGGCAGAAGGATGACGGCAGAAAAAAGCCTCAGCTAATGGACTGGGAGCAGGACGCAGATATATTGATACCCGCTATAAACAAGGTGGCGGGGTGCGAAGTGAGGGCGGTTCCTTATCTTCATTGGTGGACGTTTTTAGGCTACTACATGGAGATCGGGGACGGCCTTTTTTCACAGGTTGTAAACATTCGATACAAACACGCACACGGGCAGAAACTTGAGAAGTGGGAGAAGGATTTCGAACGCGAAAACCGCGGCATATGTGCGATTAAGAAGCGATTAACGGCAGAGGAAGAGGCCATACGCGAAGCAGAGCGAAAAGCGCTTGAGGAGTTGATATAATGGCGGCAGATGGTTCTATTATCATTGATACCAGGGTAAACACTGACGGTGTAGAGAGCGGACTGAAAAATATGAACGGTCTGTTCAATAAGCTCATCGCCAGTGCGGGAAAACTTGGGAAAATACTTGCGAGTGTGTTTGCTATACGGCAGATTGTCGCATTTTCCAAAGAGTGCATCGCGCTTGGTTCAGACCTTGCAGAAGTCCAGAACGTTGTGGATGTTACCTTCGGCAATATGTCCGAACAGGTGAACAGTTGGGCGAAGGAAGCGGCCGAAAAGTTTGGACTTAGCGAATTAGCCGCAAAACAGTATTCCTCAACGATCGGCGCCATGTTCAAGTCTATGGGCGTAGGCGGGCAGGAATTAACCGATATGTCGAAGAAGGTTGCAGAACTGGCGGGCGATATGGCGTCATTCTATAACCTGGACACGGATACAGCCTTTAACAAAATCCGTTCTGGCATCGCAGGAATCACAATGCCGCTTCAGCAGTTGGGTATAAACCTTTCGGAAGCAAACCTGGAGCAATTCAGACTGTCTCAGGGAATGACAACGGCATACAAGAACATGAATCAGCAGGAAAAGGCCCTGTTGAGATATAATTATTTGCTGTCTGTCACATCTGACGCACAAGGGGATTTCGCCAGAACATCAAACTCGTGGGCCAACCAGACCAGGATTCTTTCGCTTCAACTCCAGTCACTTAAAGCAGACTTAGGAGCGGGCTTAATCAACGTATTGACGCCTGTTCTTCAGGTTATCAATAAGATCATCAGTGGACTGGCAAAAATGGCGTCCGCGTTCAAGGCGTTCACCAATCTTCTGACAGGGAAGAAGTCAGACACGTCAACTTCAGCGGGTACAGGCGCGGCAATGGCGGCAGATGATTTAACCGATGCAACCGAAGCGGCGAACAATTACGCAGATGCAACGGACAAATCCACAAAGGCAACTCAAAAGGCCAATAAAGAGAACCAGAAGTACACATCAGGACTGGACAAGATCCATCAGTACCAGAGCAACAACGCGGCGGCAAGCTCTACTCCCTCCAGTGCGAAAAAAGGAAGCACACCCGCGGCGGCGGCGTCCTCTGCTGTAGATTTCGGCAATCTGTCCGAAGGTGAAACGGCATTGGATAAAGTCGATAAGAAGATGCAGGAAGTTGTTGACCACATTAAGAAGGCCGCGGAGCCGCTTAAAAAGGCGTTTGGTGGCCTGCTGAACACACTTAAAAGCGCATTCGGGTGGATACTTCAGAACATCCTTATCCCGCTTGGAAAGTGGGCTTTAAATGAGGCTTTGCCGCGATTCTTTACCACTTTGGCTAATATCATAACCATTGTGGACAACGTGCTAAAAGCGGCACAACCTGGATGGCAATGGTTCTGGGATAACGTCCTGAATCCGATCATAACGTTTGTAGCTGATAAATTCCTGCAATTTTGGGATTTCCTGAACGAAAAATTAGCGGCGTTCGCGCAGTGGTGCAAGGATAACCCCGCAATCATTGAAAACGCCACCACTTTTATCCTGGCGTTCTTCGCGGCCCTTACAGGAATCAAGATCATAACTGGCATTGCCAACATAATTAAGTCACTGGGAACGTTTATCGCAGTGGTGAAAACCGTGATTGCTACCATGAATCCCTGGACAATCCTTATTGCGGCGGTTATCGCGGCGGGCGTCCTGCTCTGGAAAAACTGGGATACGATCTCAGCAAAGGCAAAACAGATTTGGGGTGCTATATCGTCATATCTGAAGCGTACTTGGGAGACGATAAAGAAAAACGTATCAGCATTTATGGATGGCGTTAAAAATGTTTGGGATAAAGGATGGAATGCGGTTAAAACTTTGGCGTCAACCATCTGGAACGGTATAAAATCCACACTTTCAGGCATCTGGAGCGGTATATCGTCTACTGCTTCATCGATCTGGAACGGCATCACAAGTGCCATCTCTGGAGCGCTTGAAAGAATCGCATCAACGGCGTCTTCCGTAGGAACAAAAGTAAAGAATGCTGTAGTAGGTGCGTTCAATGCGATTAAGAACGCAATTAAGAAGCCTATTAATGGAATTATCGGTTTTGTAAACGGCCTTGTTTCGGGCGTGGTGGATGGAATCAACGCATGTATCAACGCGCTGAACAGGTTAAAAATCAATATCCCGCGTTGGGTGCCAGTATATGGCGGCAAGACTATGGGATTTAATATCCCTAATCTGTATAAGCCGCAAATCCCATACTTGGCCAGTGGAGCCGTTATTCCTCCGAATTCACCATTCACCGCGGTGTTGGGCGATCAGAAACGCGGGAACAACATTGAAGCGCCTGAAGGTCTTATCCGCAGGATCGTGAAAGAGGAAACGGGCGGCAATAAGAAATATCAATTCACTGCAATGCTGAACAGGAGGGTGCTGTTTGACGAAACAATCGCAGAGGCACGAATGAGACAGCAGATGACAGGAATGAATCCTTTTGAGTTGGCATGAGGTAAACAATGAGCCAGAAACGGATTACGGTTGACGGATGGAATGCCGTACAGCCTACAACATTCAAATTCAGTTTCCAGACTACTTCATCTGAGGACAGCGGAAGAACAATGTCAGGCAGAGCGGCGATTTCTCCGCTTTTCACCGTGGAAGCGTATGACGTGGAATATGAGAATCTGACGGTGGCCCAGGCGTCTGCCTTGTTAAAAAAGATCGTGCAGAAACCGTCTAAACCGTTCTTTTCTCTTTACTATTTCTCTCCGTACTATGGAAACTGGCGGACAGACCAGTTTTATGTCGGTGAGGGATCTCTTGACGTTAAGACGTTAAAAGAAGGTGAAGAAGAAGTTTTAAGTATCAGTTGTAGTTTCGTAGGGAGGAACAAACTATGCTAATTCTTAGCAATGAAATGTTGCAAGCTCTACGGGATCATAACGATATAACATACACGGTCGATATTACATTAGCGGGAAATAATGCGGTTGACATTACACTGACGGAGAACGATCTAATCTCTGGCGGTTGTCAGATAACGCGGACAAACGATTCTGATTCATTTCCCATAGGATACGTATACTGCGCACAGCTTGAGCTTCATTTCTTCAGGAAGACCGAATATGACAACATAGACTTTAATGAGGCGGTTGTTGTTGTACACGGAGTATATGAGTATGACGATGAAGAATTTGATTTTAACCTGGGAACGTATACCATTGCGGATTCAACCACAAAGGGCGAAGTTATTGAATTAGTTGGATATGATGACGTTCATAACGCGGATGCGGTAGTTACAGACCTTGTGCAGAGTCTTCCAATGCTTGCAACGGAGGCGTTCGAAGCATGTTGTACAAGATGCGGGATTAATTTTGATCCTGACAATGTAACAGGTTCCGCGCCTGCGTCATGGGATACATGTACAACTGAAATAACTCTATTGCCTGAAGGAATCACATACAGGCAGTTAATGGCCCAGGCGGTTCTGCTGTTTGGAGCGAATGCTTATATATCCCCGTTTGACAATAATATGTATGTTGTGCCGATTAAAGCACAAAGTACGCCTGTTATTTATTGGGGTGGATACTTCGATTCGGATAATCCGTACTCAAGCGGGGATGCACTGAATGGCGGCACTTTTGACCCATGGTCGGAAGGTGATACTGTTTCTGGTTCATTCACAGATAATGAGGAAGTTATATATCTTGACGATCCGCTTGGTTCGCCAGAGTTAGCCCTACAGGATATAACAATAGACGGCGTTAAGACTTCTGACGGTACATACTCATTCGGCGCGGGATATTTGCTGAACGTAGACATTTCTGTTTATGTGGGTAGCGAACAGGACGTAATCGATACGATAGGAGCGGCGGTTCGTTATTTCACATTCAGGCCGTTTGAAATTGACTATAGCTCATTCCCGTTTGCGGATCTCATGCAACAGGTGATGTTCGCGGATGTTAGGGGCCGTGCGTATAATGCAGTCTTAACGCATATAGACATAGCGTTAAAGGGAACATCCGTTTTCAAATGTACTGCGGAATCGCTCAAACAATTAAACAGTGTATCTAATTCAGTAAGTGCAAGGGTTGACCAGGCGCGTATCATAGCAGACCAGGCGCTAGCAGAAACCAGACAGGGAAACGCGGCTGTAACGCTTGAGGTATCAAGGTTCAGCAATCTGATTACCAATTCCCTTGGAGTATTTACCACAATGGTAACGGATCAGGGCGGTGCCGTTACCACATACATGCATGATTCTCCTGCACTTGCGGACAGTACAACGATTTGGAGGATGAACGCGGGTGGATTTTCCGTTTCCACAGATGGCGGGCAGACCTGGACGGCGGGCATTGATTCTCAAGGGCGGGCCGTTGTAAATGTCCTGTCAACGGTTGGGCTGTATGCTGACTGGATCGTCACTGGTATGCTGAGCAGTCTTACAGGCAATTCCAGTTGGAATTTGAATACAGGTGTTTTCATATCAACTGAAAACACACAGCGAAACGGATTCAGGTTCAACAATGGTTCCATCGAGTTGTACTATGACAACATAAAGATAGGAACTATAGGCCCTTTAAAAGTTTATGACTATGACACCACAACACCAGACCAGACTTTAACATCGTACCGAAATTATGTAAGCGGAAGAAATGTCCTGCTTGGTACAACGCCTGAAGGATCGTCTGAGGTCAATGTTGTTTTGTATATCAACGGGGACAACACCGTTTATTATCAGCACACATACCGATACACGGAAAAGGCGCTTTTCTTCGGCTCTGTCAGGTGTACGGGCGGGATTCATGTCGAGAATTCTTTTAAGCTGTACTGGCTATATACCAATAATATTGAGCAAAGTTTAATGCTTGACTTATCTGGAGGTACGGTCGCATGGGTTCGCCATAATACTATCGGTGGAGATGATTGGTTTGACAAACGCAAGACCATATTTAAGGACGTTTCATACAACCAGGTAGGATTTGCGTTTCGGCCGAACGCCGCGCCTGCAAGCGGTTCCCAAATGTACGAAAAATGGTTTGTGGATGCGTTTATTTCCGTATATGGATCAATAGCGGCTGAGTCGGTAACGTGTTCAGGTGCCGTCACTGCAAACTATGTCGGGAGCACATCGGATGAAAGATTGAAAAATGTGCTTGCCTGGGATGAACGTTATGACAGGCTTATCGATCAGATAGAACCTATTAGATTTACCTTTAAGGATGACAATCAAAAAGAGCATATCGGTGTTTCGGCCCAGAAGGTGCTTTCACTGCTTGACGATCTCGAAATCACAGACAGCGGGATCGTAGAGGGTAGTGAGGACACCTTCTATTCAGTCGCATATAACGAATTGACAACATTGCTTATTCGGAAGGTAAAGAAACAGCAGTCCGAAATAAACAGTTTGCAGGAGCGGTTGGAGCGCCTGGAAAAGATTGTGGAGGGTTTAATATGACGTGCAAGAGCATAGAAAGGATATGACATGGCGGTTATACAGTTTCGAAGCGGGGCGTATGCGGATTATGACCCCGCGAAAATGCAGGCCGCTGAGCCTGCCGTGGTATTAAGCGGCGATCCTGACACAGAGGACGGGAAAAGCGTTCGTGTGGGGTTTGGATCAGGTGAAGACAAGCGGCTTCTGACGGAGGATGATGCGTTTCAGGTGGATGATGAACTAAGCTCATTATCCGAAAACCCTGTCCAGAATAAGGTAATAAATACGGCACTAGGAAGCAAGGCGCCGATTGCATCTCCCACATTCACTGGAACGCCTAAAGCACCAACAGCAACCGCAGGAACAAACAATACACAGATTGCGAGTACCGCGTTTGTAAAGGCCGCAGTTGACGCCGCATCAAAGACGCTTAACGCCACGAATAAAGGTTCTGGTGTGGTTGAATTAAGCATTGTATAAGGGAGGGCGCATATGATTATTACAACTGTAGAAACAGACAGCGGCGCGCTCCTTCAGATAGGAAGACAGGGCGAACACGATGCGCGGAAAGTGTGGTTTGATCTTACCTGGTTGGTTGAAAACTTCGGGGACGGTGAAGCGGTTCTGGTTCATCAGCGGGTAAATGACGGAGCACCATACATCTGTCAGACCACACAGGAAGAAAATCGGCTTATCTGGGTTATAGATGAAATCGACACGGCCTATGAAGGATTCGGCAAGGCCGAAATCAGATGGACGGTTGACGGCACATTAGCAAAGACCGTCATTTACAAAACGAGTGTGCTGAAGTCTCTGACAGGGGATACTGTTATTCCTGATCCGTATGAGTCCTGGTATGACAGGATGATGGAGCAGATCGGTGACAATCAGGAATACGCACAGCAGGCCGCGGCCGCGGCACAGGCGGCAGGAGCAAGCGCGGACAGAGCAGAACAGGCGGCCGAAGCAATAGAGAGCGCCGCGGTTGTTTTGACAGCTTCCAACTCTGGGAGTGGCATAGTAACTATCAACGCAAGCATTAATAGGGGGTAATCCTATGGCAGAAATAGAAACTAGTATTCTTCGGATAGGAAGCAATGATTTGATCCTGCAAGACGCAGAAGCGAGAGAAGACTTACAGTCCGTACACGGTGACTTGATTGATGTTACCGAATTGCAGACAAACAACCTGTTAAGTGGTGTTGCGTGGGAGATGGGTAGTATTGATCTTAACACGGGCAACAATATGAATTCTAATACCCGTATCCGCACTGCTGATTATATCGATGTTTCAAATATAGATATTATAGATTTTTCCGTCAACAGCGGATATATGTTCGTCGTTGATTTTTTCGCTTCAGATAAGTCCGTTCTGAATGTGGCAATACATGGGTCGTGGAAGTCTACGGCTCAGAGAGTTATAATTCCTGCAAACGTAGTATATATCAGGATGCTAGTATCCAATTCAAACAGCACTGCGGCAGACGTTTCTTATTCAAAGGAAGTATTTGCAACGTACTATTCACATGCAACAAAGATCGTTAATAATTCATTCGATAACCTTAATGGTTTGATCGGTGGCGGTTCTGGAACAGGAAACGCAAGTGCAACTAAAGTGTATTCATATGCTTCATATTGC